ATTTAGCTAAAGAAGAGGAACCAGCTGGATTTACTAGAGGCACACTAGATCATATTTTAGGTCCGGGCAGAACCAATGATGGAACACAAGCAGCAGCTAGATATACAGCACTTGTTAAAGATATGGAAAACTTGCTTGGTTCTGGACAAATACCTGATGTATTTAAAGAACTTTTAAATCGTGCATTAATAAAAGATATTTATGATAGGAATGTACAAAGAACAAAAGCTCTTTCTGAGGTTCAACCTGAAAATGCACAACGTATTCTTAGAGAAAATTCACAAAAACGTGCTCAAGATTGGATTCAGTTTGAAGAGTTATGGAATGTTGCTTTTGGAGATGATGCAAAAAATATAGCCCATATTCTTGATATGTCTGTACTAGCAGAACAACCAGCAAGAAGTGTTTTAACTTTTGCAGAAACAGTCAACAGATTGTCTGCGAATGGTTTATTATCTAGGGCTTGGGGTGCTGCTAGAGGTGTTGTTAGTTTACGTTACATAGGTTCAGAAATTTTATTAAGAAATATGTTGAATGATAAAAGTGAAATATTGATGAGGGTACTATCTACACCAGAACTATCTCCTTACATAATGGATGCTGTACGTTATGGACAAACACCACCTAGAATACAAAACTATTTTAAAACACAATTTTTAGCTGGAATGATAGCTCAAAAAGATGACCAAAATGAAATAGATGAGTTACAAAAAAATATGAATGGGTTTTTTAAAGAAGCTGTCAGACAAAAACTAGATCCCGTACAGTTAATTATGTCTATGTATTTCACAGCACAAAATCCAGAGTTAGCTAAAGAGTTACAAATAGATTTACAAAGAGTGAGTAAAGGACAACCATCTCAGTTACCTTCAATATTGAGAGGAAGTATATCAACACGAACAGGAGTTAAAGAAAGACTAAGACCTAGAGCAAAAGACAGCCCTCTTCTCGATCAAATGAGAAGTCTAGGTTTACTCCAATGAGTGACAGTCAACAGACAGAACTTCTTTTGGCTATAGGTAGACTGGAAGGAAAGGTAGACGGGCTTGTTTCTTCTCATCAAAATTTAGAGGTAGACTTACGAGCTTTAAGTAAACGTGTAGGAAGTTTAGAAAAGGAAAAATCAAAACTATATGGTGCTGGTGTGGTTCTCGCACTAATAGGAAGTGGTGTCATGTGGTTATTGAGTGTTTTGAAAAATTAACAGGAAAGGCAGATTGCAATGGACATAAACATTGTAATAGATCTTTTCGAGAAAGTTGGTATTCCTGTATTAACCGCAGCATCCGCAGGGTACGGTCTTTGGTGGTTAATGCGATGGATAACTAACACTTTCCGTCAAGATGTTCTATCAGCATTAAAAAATTTACACCAAGAAATAGATGAAGAAATACGAGATACTAGAACAACTATGGATAAAAGATTATCTGAGTTAAACACTATGGTAATCCGATTAATAGACCGTGTTCGTATTCTTGAAAAAAATTACATAGAACATGATGAAACTATGAGAGCCGTGTATGATTTAGGTGCAAAACCAAAACGTAGATTAACACGACACGAAATCATAGAAGAATTGAAAGAACAAATTAAAGATGCAGGGGGAGACTAATGGAAACTATATTAGCTTTATTAGGCATTGTACCTGTAGCAGAAACGATAACAGGAACAGGATCTTCTGGAGGAGGTAGTATAATGGGTGGAATACCTATGGAATTGATTACAATGCTTGGATCATCATTACTTGGTGGTGTTATGTCAATATGGGGCCAAAGCATTAAAGCAAAAGAAGCCAACAACAAATTAATGATGGCTGCAATGACCAAAGAAGCAGAGGTTATTGACAAGGCTAGACGCTATGAAAATCCTCATTTCCAATGGACAAGAAGATTAATAGCATTAGGAGCTATTGGGGCAATAATTGTATGGCCTAAAATAGTTGCTGTTTTCTATCCTGATATATCTGTAACAGTTGGTTGGACACAATTTAATCCGGGCTTCTTTATTTTTGAGGGCAAAGAGATGGTCAAATGGGAACAGATGACTGGACTAGTAATAACACCACTTGACACACATTTAGTGTCTGCTATAGTGGGGTTATATTTTGGTGGATCGTTAGTAAAGAAATAGGAGTAGTTATGTACAGCGATAAATATAAAATACGCTTGCCTTTTGAAGTTTTGTCTGATTTAAAAGAAATGAAAGTGGTTGCAAAACCTAAAAAATATAAAAAACCTAAAAGAAAAGTATTACAACCTTTTACTGGTGGACAGAAGAAAAAAATAAAAGATATATTGATTGAAGCAGATAAGATTAGTGCTTAGTTAAGTTTCTTTTTCTTTATAGTTTGATGTATGTTGGAGATACTAGGTATCTCTTTATTAACAGGTTCATCAGGAAAAGTAATATCTGTAACAGAACCACAATACTCTTCCATTTGGTTCATCACCTCATCAATCAAATTGTTACAGTATTGTATAAGGCTGGCTATATCGTGGGTATAATCAAAGTCTGGCATATAATGATCCATATGTTCTATAAACTCTCTAGTGTCGAGTTTTGATACCTCAACAGCAGGATTCATAGAATTACGAGAATCAAGTAATAACGAGAAGGTAAGTACAGGAATGTATCTACCTTCTTTTTTTATGTCAGACATCCACTACCTCACACACATCACCTACACAACTAAACTCTTGTGTGCCTTTTGTACCATCTTCTTTCTCGTATTCACTTAGTTTTGCAAAATCTATAGTGCTTGGCATTGAAGATACTAACTTATCATATTTTTCTTTGTCGATAGATTCATAGGGTGCTTGAGCATAAACAGCGTCAGAATGAGGAAAGAAAGATACACCAGACATGTAATCAAAATTTTTGTATACCCATGCAGCTACATCTAACCACTCATGCTCTCTTACAGTAATGGTTATACTAGGTTTGTGTTCACACCAATGCTTTTGATAGGTTAGCCACAGGTCGAGATGTTTTATAGGGTTGAGGTCATCATTAATAACAGAGCCATACGGTGCTTCTATAGGAAAAGAAAACACAGCAGTATTTTTACTTTCTATATCACCAACAGCATCTTCACAAGGTATACCGCTGTCCATTAAAAATTGTGTGAGAGGGTCTTTTTTATCACCTCTTACTCTACGAATATAATATTTGCTATGTCTAGCATGAATACCACTAGCAGCATCCACTAGCTGACTAACTGTACCTGATGGTTTAACACAAGTTATAGCTGTACTTTGTGGTATGCCTAATGCTTCAGCCCATACTTTATTGGTTTCAATGGCAACTTCTCTTAATTCATCAAGAGTTTGTGCAAGTACAGGAGTATCTTTTGTGCCATTAGTTAGTACATTATCCATAATACCAGTAAGACTAACACCAAGCAATCTTTCCTCTTCTGTAGTTTTTTGCCATATCTTGCGTAAATATTTAAAGTCTGTTAGTGTGGCTTGATACGTTCCTAGTATTGTTGCCAATCGAACTTTTTCTTTCAAAGTATCTAAACTATCTGTCCTTTTAACAACTACTTCTGTTAGATTACAAAATTGATTAGGTCTAAGAATAATCTCACAACAAGGATTTGTACCAAATTCAAAGTCTGGATCTCTTCTACCATTAGCTAACACTTGCTTTTTAGCAGCTGCTCTACTAAACATACCTCTTTCACCTGACCGACTTTCGTAAAGAGAGGCCCACTCTTTCATAAAGATTCCCATCTCTGGTCTATCTTTGTATACAGCAGAGTTATTAGCATATGACCTATAGCCGTAGTGGTTCCACCAGTCACCAGACTTAGAGGAACGTAGAAGGTCATCACTTAGATTACTTAAAGAGATGAGTGCAGATCTGCGTACACCACCAACTACTACAACTTGTGCCGTTTTACATACTAAATCATGGCACTCGATACTACTCAATCGCCTACCTGCACTCTTTCTGAACAGGCTAACCGCAAACCTGAACAGGTCGTCTAGTGGATCAGGCCCACTTGCCCTACCACCAAAAGTTTTAAGTCTAGCCCCAGCGGGTCTTACTTGGCTCATATCCCATGTAGGAACTTGACCTGAATATAATAAAGATATTAATTCTTTAAATGCTCTAGCCCAACCAGACTTACTATCTTTTACAACAATAACCGTACTGCTATCTTCAAAGTGTTCTTCTACTACTGGTAATTGTAATACACTTTCTCTTTCTACAGAAAAACCTACACCTGTACCATTCATTAAAATATACAGGATTTCATCAAATGCTCTGGGGCTGTCTATGGGAACATAACTACAGTTATATGCAGCAACATTACATTTTTCTACAGCCTTGCCTGATGTCATTAACAAACGCATAGAAGGCATAATATTAAGGTTAAGAACAGCCTTTTGTAATTGTTTTACTGTGTTATCGTCAAAAACATTTTTGTTTTGTTCTCTAGATTTCATATAGTTAAAATAACGACTAACAGTTTCTTCCCATGTTTCTCTACGGTTTTCATCATCTAGCCACCTTGAGTAACGAGATGTGTGTATGTATTCTTGATATGCGGTTGGTAATTTTTGCATTAGACTCCTCTTAAATCTGCTTCTTTATAGCGGTTAGATTTTAATATTTTCCCATCTTCACGAAAGATAGGTTTTCCATTTTCGTCAAGTTTTGACATATTTGATTGGTGTACACGATTAAATATCACTTGCATATCCCAACCAAAATCTACAAATAAACCTGCTAACACATATAGTAAGTCAGCAGCCTCTTTTTTTATTTGTGTTTCTTTTTCTTGCCCCATAGCTTGTATCAACTCTGTACACTCTTCATAGATTAGTTTTTGTCTAAGGTCAAATGCCTCTGCAACTTTCTTATCTTGTTTTATACGAGAGAAGTCTAAGTTTGTAGGTCTTTGAAATGCTTTTTGAAACTGTGCTACAGCATCTTGTATTGTACGGTATCGAGTCATCATGGCAAATGTTTTTCTAAAGTTATGTAAGCATCATTTATTTTTCTTGTTTCAATAAGTTTTTTTAAATACCACTCTGCTTTCTCTAAGTCTTGTATAGGATTTTCTTTATGTTCATATCTAGAGAGGTATTTTATAACCGTACACTTTAAATGACCCATAAACTCTTCTAGTGAAACAAGGTTTTGCATTATATCTATCGTTTCCATTCGACCTTTTTGGTAGTGTGGAGGATGATTTACGTTATCACCTTGTTGTTGTAATTGTTTTTGACCTATTTTACTTTTCCATGTTGCATCTATTTTTTTTGGCATTTATTTTTCTTTCTTTAACCAGTTTT